CGTCAGTCCACGCAGCGATTTGAATCACAGCGTTTTCCAGCGAAGTTTCGTTCAAGTCAGCAGGTGTGGTGGGGATGTTGCTGTTGAAACCACCATTTACCAGTGGGTGCGAAGCCGAGAACAGAGGTACGCCATCGCCGCCGTAGTACGCCTGCGAGTTGGTGAAGCCGTTGTTCAGGATTGCAGCCGCTTTGACCTGCTTGGTGTAGGCCATTGAACGAGCCAGAGCTTTGGTATAACGAGCCGACAGGCTGTCATACAGGTTATCTTCAATCGCTTCTTCAGTGATCGAGAAACCTTGAGCAATGGTTTCGTGGTTGTATCGAGCAGTCCAAGCTTCCTGTGCATTGTCGTACGCAATCGCAGAACCTTCGTTCTTGACTGGTGCGGCAGTAAAGCCAGACAGCTTGGTTTCTTCTTCGAACGAACGCTCGGAAGTCTCAGTTTCGTAGATTTCCTTGCTCTCTTCGCCGTAGCGGGCATACTCCAGACCGAACAAGGCGTTCAGGCCGGGGAGCAGCTCTTTCAGTAGTTGTGCGCGTGAAATAGCCATGATTTAAGCTCCTTATGCTACGCCAGTGGCGTTGTTGTATGAATGATAGCCAAAGTTAAACTTGACGATCAGTTCGGTGTACCCGTTTGCGGTTGCAGTATCAAGGACACCATCAACTACACGCATTGGCAGAGAAGTGCTTACAGCATTAGCAAACACACCAGTTTTTGAATTACCCGCAGTGGTATTAGGCGAATTCAGAATCAGTGTGGCGTTGTTGCCCACAACAAGTTGCTGAACGGCGCTGATAACCAGACCGGTGGTATTGATGGTGTTGCCAACCGAAGCGACTTTGTAAAGCTGGTCGGGATCATCCGCAACGTACGCATACGCATCTGTTACACCAGACGCAAAACCGGGCCAGTACTGGCTGAAGGTCTTCTGTTTGGTCACAGGGTTGGTATAAGTACAGCCAAGGAACACGCCAACGACGCCAGCAACTGGCGAAGAATCAGTGTCCAGAGTTGAGATGATGATTGTGCTGTTAGCGGCGCTCAGTTGAACTACATCACCGTTATAAATCGGGGTGTTGTAGCTGATGTAACCAACACCATTACCGGGGGTAGCAGTGATTGGCAACTGACGAGTCGCACCAGCAAACACCTGACCACCGATCAAATTGATCGGCTGTAGCCCGTAAGGGGCAGCGATTGTTGGATAAGGCGCAGTTTGTGCCATGATTTAACTCCTAGTTAATAAAAAGACTACTTATTACCTTTACCAAAAGATGTCGTTGACTTACGTTCGTTGAACAAAGGCATCCGCGCATCACTCTGGCGCATAAACGAATTGTCCACGGCTTCGATGTTGTTCTCAGACTGCTTCTGGTAGTGGTTGTTTCTTGCTTCTACCATCTCAGTCGGCATCTTGCACAACAGCAGCCCACCATGGGAGACTTCACCTTTTTCGTTTGCCGGAAGCATAAGCTCCGGATGATCTTCCGCTTTGACCGGTACCCAGCCTTCACGCATACGCATGGAGAAATTCGGGGAGGCTACACCGTTAACGTGGGTTGCTACCCACCGGTAAGACCAGCCCGGTTCTGGGGTTGGATCAGGCAGTGCTGAAGGTGGTACATAAACAGCACGTGCGGTTTTGTCGCGTGAAACGAGATCACGAGGAGTGCGAGTATCGGCCATCTTAAATCTCCAATTTAGCTACTTCAGCAGCGTACTGCTGCGGGGTTAGTCCATACTTTTTAGCCAAGGCAAGTTGCCGAGTAGAAAGCTGGATTTTCTTTGTTCCAGACGAGCGAGACGCTGGAGCAACCACGGACGCAGGTTTCTTTGGAGCCTCAGATTGAACCTGTGCAGGTTCTGGCGTTTTCTCAGCATTCCCGCCAAATAGTTCGGGGAACGTCTTCTGCATACGCCCGTCAATTTGGGCGAAGTATTCATCGTCGCGGGGATCTACCCCGGAATTGACTAGCTTGTGGTGCAGCCCTAGTGCGTAGCTGGTGTATTCTTCGAACCCCGGTTGACCGTACCACTGGTTTTTTGCCTGCCAGCGCAGCGTCTTCTCGTCCGGTGCAACCTGCTGGGGTTGAGATAGCTCACGTTGTACCGCAGGTTCCTCTTCTTGTAAAGGGGTTGGCCTAAAGTTTTTTACCTGAGATAGTCTAACCTTAGCCTCCATCAAAGCTTCTTGGGCTTCAATAATAGCGTCGGTGTCGTAGGACTCTTGGGCATCTTTAAGCTGACGGCGGGCTGCTTGCAACTGGGATTCCGCCGCATCTGTCGCTGTGGAGATATAAACTTCTTGCCCATGATTGACCGTCTGCTTGAGCTTTTTGTTCTCTTCAGACAGGTACGTCATGAGCTTATCCATCTCCTGCTTCTCTCGCAGAAGGGCTTCTTTCATCCGGCGCTCGTCATGACGGGCATGTGTTAACTCTTTGATACGAGTCTGCACTTTTTCCGAATAGTTTTCGATTTCGTCGTCAGTCGGGTCTGACACCTCTTTGTCCAATGGCTTGCGGCCACGGTCTTTTGCAGGGGTATCGTCAAATATTTCAATTTCGACATCATCTTCAGCATCTGCCTGAATGACTACGGAATCGTCTTCTTGAGATACGACGACTTTTTTGTCGTCCTCATCGTCCGGAAACTTAAACTTATCTAACATGTAACACTCCTATTAAGCACGGGTAATACCGCGTGGATCGTCCACGACCGCATCAATCTGGTCGTCGTTTAGCAGACGGAACTCTTTTCCATAAATCTTGAACCGAGTACCGGAGTAAGTACGTACCAACACAAAGTCGCCCGGTTTGCACCAAGGACCGTTGGGAAACTTAGCTGTGTCTTTGTACGCATCAGGACCAACATCCAACACAAACAGAATCGTGGTCGAGTGCTCTTCCTGACGCATGATCGACTCCGCTTTAACTAAGCTGGAATTTTCAAACTTATCCGACACATCTGGAACGCCACAAAGAATCTTCCATCCTGTTGGCTTGGGCAACATGCGCCCGCGCTCTTCAATAGGGATTTGCTCTGTTGGCTCTTCGATTTGTTGAATTGGCTCCGGCATTTGAATACCCGGAGGTAGTAGTAGATCGCTCATCGTCTTCGTCCTCTTTGGTTGCTGCATCTACAAGGTCAAGTAAGTGTCGCTCTGCGAGGGCAAGACCCTGAATTACCCCGCAGAGTTTTTGATAAGAGGCGAAATCATTGCAGACGCCATTTGCCATGTCGTCCGTGTAGTCATTCATATCTTTGCGTATCTTGTCGCGCAGTACGCTTGCGAAGTTGTCCATCATTTAGGTTTTCTCTCCTGTGCTTTAGTTTTAGCAATGTCAATGCCCATGCGAACACCTTCACGTTCTTGCTGCGCAGCTATAAGTTCTTTCTGATTCTGCATGTTAGTAGCTGCTTTAAAGCCTTCAAGCTCTATACGTGCTTCCATCTCTTCCTTCTTAAGCTCAAGCTCATCCGCTTTTGCTGCGGCATCTGTTGCAAACTTCTTCTCTTTCAGCGCAACTTCTTGTTTCTTAATCTCAAGCTCTGCCATCTGCATCTGGATAACAGGGTCTTGCGCCTGCGCTTCTGCTTGCTGCTGTGCAACCTGCGCTTGATTTTCTTGCAGTACCTGCTGTGCAGCTTGCGCCATCATCGATGACAACGCCATCTCGACTTGTGGCGGCAACTTATCATCTTCTGGTGGAAGAGCCACGCCCATTTGTTGCTCGATCTTCTGGCGGTATGCATACGCTACGTGCTCTGCAATGTGCGCCATCATGGCTGCTTGGATCTGTGGTGCTCTTGGGTTTTGACCAATAAGCTGCTGAATCAACGGGTCTTTCACCGCAGACATGTGCACTTGAATGTGCGCCTGATGATCTTGGTAGAAGAACGCTTTGACCGGTTTACCTTTAAGAACCGCCATGTTTTCTGCCACAGGATCACGTGGTTTCTGATCGTCTTCCAGAGGCACTAACTTTTCTGCATTCTTGATACCCAACACTTCCAACATCTGACGATGCAAGAACGGCAGGTCGTAAATATCCGGAGCCATCTGCGCCATCTGAATAACGGCTTGGTACTGCACCACACGCTGCGACATCGTCGCTGCATTCGGATCACTGACAGGGATCAGGTCTACCTTGTCGTAGTCTTCACGCTTGGCTTTCTTGTTGCCGTACTCAGGTGTGTACTCGTAGTTGGGGTCGGTGTAGTCACGAATGATTTCTTTAATCAGCTTGAACTCGCGCTTTAGTGTGTAGTGCACACGCGCTTGTACTGCCGTCATGACTTTAAGCTGGCGCTCCAGCAGTGCTAACGTTGTTCCAACAGGCGCTTGCGCAGACATGTCGGAGACTTTCATATCCGCAGTCGCTGCAAAGCGACGGCCTTCATCAACAATAGTGCCCAGCAGGTTGTAGAGAACTGTAGATGGTTCCTTATATGGCAGGGGCAGAATGCTGTCGCGGATGTTACCTGATGCTACGTCCACATCACGCCACTCACCCGGAGCGATAGGTGTGTCGTCACCTTTGATCCTGAGTCCTCTGGATTTTAATCCGCCCGGCAAGTTTGAAAGAGTACCTGCATCAACGAGTTGTCTCATCAACGAAGTCGCGTTCTTTGCAAAGCCGCCCACCAAATGGAACAGACCAAAGCCATACGCACCAAAGCCGGGGATGTACTGATAATGCACAAAGTGCTGACGCTTTAGGCGCAGTGGGTCTTCGTGTTTCCAGTTTCTACGAATGGCCAGCACCTCGTTGGTGCCTTTAATGAGTGTGACGACGTATGGCAGCGCGATTTCTGTCTGCTCTTCATCCTCATCGACATCTGCGTGAACGTCGTCCTCAATATACAAGTCAGCGTGGCACTCGTACAGGGTGTATCTGTCGTCGTTCAGATCAGAGAAGCCCGTCTCTTTGTCCTTGGCTTTCTGAATGTCCTCTACTTTGCGATCCGGATTACCCAAGTCAACATCACGGTAGAACCCCGCCTGCTGCAACTTGATGATCTCGTTCTTAGTCTTGCGCATCACGTGCGTGAAGCGGTGGCAGGTGTCCATATCTGTTGCGCCGTACGGCAGGATGCCGTCTTCTGCTGGCACGAACATCGACACTTGGCGTCCCAAATTGGGATCGTAGTAGACCTTCTTAAATGCCGAGCCAGTAGCAGGCAGGCTCCACAACATGCGCTCATGTTCTGGGCGGTACTCCGACATCACTTCGGTCAACTCGAAGTTCATATCTTCTTCTACGCGCTGCGCTGCTTCTCTGATCTCTGGTGTTTCTTTACCGATGATCTTGGTACGCACAGGACCCTGCGCTGGGAATGTTTCTGAGATGGTTTCAGACTGAAAGCGTACAACTGCTTCGGAGAGCATGGGGTGGAACACGCCACACGCGCCTGACCATGGCTCTGTTCTTTCTTCAATCTGAAGGCCAAGCAACTTAATACCTTCGACGTACGCCTTCTCCCACTCCTTGCGGGAGTTCTTGTCGTTCTCAATGTCTTCCAAAAGGTCTGAAGCCAGCGACTGTAGCGCACTGTCATCCAGTTCTTCTGCCAGATTGGCGTCGAAATCGTCCTCAACTTCGGCTTTTAAAACGTCCAACTCAAAGCCCGGACCCTTGATGCTGACCGCTTCTGGGTCAACAATCTCAATTTCCAGTGCTGGCTCATCGCTTTCGGTCTCCAACGCGTCCAGCCCGGCAGGGGCTTGGTTGATTGCTTTATCAATTGGCATGATTTGTCCTTAGTAGTACGCCGCTTTTCTGGCGCGGTGGTATATGGGTTCGTCTTTTTCGTCGGTATCAAGGGTAATGAACCCCCCTTGCCTAAAGCGTAGCAGTGCTTGCGACGTAGTATCCACGAAGTCATCGTGTTCGCCAACCGGGAAGGCTGCTACTTCTTCGATAACTTCTCGCGCCCATCGGGTGTCGGGTGCCCAGACTTTTCCGCTGGTGAAGAGATCCGCGACGGCGTTGAGTCGCACCATTTTGTCGTTGCCTCTGCTTGGGGAGAACTCCTGAACTGGAATACCCATTGCCCGAAGTTCTTGAATAAGCGGGGCACCTGCTGCCTTTTTCTCCACAATGAATGCATCTGGCTCCCACTCCTTGTAGTGCTTTAACGCTGCTTGTTTCAAATCTGGAAACGCCATCCGCTCTTTGAACGCGTCCAACAGTATTAACTGCGGCGTGTCGTTCTCTTCTTCGTTGTACCAGATTCCCCACGTGGTGCAGGCTGAATAGTCCGAATTATTCTTGGTCTCAAACGCCGTATCCCACGACTGGATGATGTACTCGCACTGCGGGGGGTCGTCGCTTTCCCAGATGCGCCAGTGTTTGCGCGAGATGATGGCCGAGTTCTCTGAGGTGGGGCTTTGCATGTACTGGGCGTTCCAGTACCGGGGGTCGAGTGACGCTTTGACTTTCTTTAGCTGCTCCAGCGGCCACTGCTCTGGCCACAGGCTTTTCTCGTTCTCGTCGTTCTCATTCAAGATGGCCGGGAGTTCTACGATCTCCCACGGCTCGGCATCGGGGTTGCGTGTTTGATAATCTATTAAACGGCCTGTCAAGTCCAACAGCGACCATCTGGTCATAATGACAATAATTGCCCCGCCGGGCATCAGACGCTGCAACGGGCCTGTTTGGAACCAACTCCACGCCGTATCGAAAGCGAGTCTGGAGTTGCTTTTTACATCTTGTTCAGAATGAGGGTCATCAATAACAAATAAGTCAGCACCGCGACCAGCCAAAGCACCACCGACACCCGCTGCGTAATACTGACCTCCGGCTCCGGTACTCCACTTTCCTGCTGCTTTCTGGTCATCTGCAATCCGCGTATCTGGGTAAAGTTCTTGGTACTCTTCTGACTCAATTAAGTTTCGCACCCGCCGCCCAAAGTCTTCTGACAGACCCGCCGTGTGGGTGCCCATGATGATCTTTTTATCCGGATATTTCCCAAGGAAGTACGCAGGAAACAAATAAGACGAGAATTCGGACTTACCGTGACGCGGGGCGATGTTTATGATTACACGCTTTTTCTTGCCGCTGATCACATCTTCAAATATTTTTGACAACTTTCTGTGGTGGGGGCCGATCTTAAATCCCGGATACACGTGGGTAGCAAACCCAAGCATGGAGTCCCGCCCGATTACTTTACTAGCGCGGGCAGCGCGTTCTTCCAAGTCCGCAAGCAGTTCCGCTTTTTCTCGGGGGGTCAGGGTTGGTAAGGCGCGTTGGAGCGCCGTTATCTCGTCAGGACTCAGTACTGGGTTCATTGTCTACACTTTGACATTCTATTTCTTCGACTTCTCTGACATCCGTGATGTCCACGATCTTGGCGAATTTACCCAGCTTTTCCTTAATCCGCGCTTCCAGTTCAGCGTCGGACAGTTCTGTCTTCTTAATCTCGATCTTCTCGGTGAACAGCCCCACTTCCGTGACCTTGCCCAAAAGCGCCAATGCTTTAAGCCGTACGCTGGCTGTCGGGTGGTTGGTTTCTTCCAAGATTTTGGCCACCGTGTACCCGCGAAGCTCTTTGGCCTGATTGATAAACTCCCAATCGTATGCCGTTAGCATTCCAACAAGGTGTTGTACCGCAGCGGGGGTTTTGATTTCAGCCAATGCGGCACGGGAGTGCTCGTCGGGCTGGGCAGTGACGATGTTGGTGAAGGCCGTTCTGGCTGCTTGGGACTCCAACTCATTGGCGACCTCGTCGCTGGCGGCTCCCAGACTCTTTAACCAGTCGGCGGTATCTACCTGAGCGTCCACGATGTTGGACGGGGGTGTTTTTTCAAGCGTGACGAAGCCAGCGGAGTCGTCGTCCACATCGGGGGTGAATTCTATTAGGTGATCCAACATGCGCAGGTCCCTTGCGTACCTCGTTGCGCGGAGTGTATAGTGTGTAAAGCAAGTGCGCAAGTGGCAACTCTTGGCGTTTGCTTCTCCTTTGCTCTATACGGGCATATTTGCCCCCGGCGGTCACCGGGGGCTTTTTTTCGGCTGTATTTGTCTAAGATTAGACAAGTGTATTGCAAATTTTTTAATAATAGTGGGGGGTATTGTAGTAGTGATGGGGAAGTTATCAAGGTGAAAACGGAAATGGTGAGGGTGGTTATGGAATAGTGTTATATACGGAGCGCCCCCGTCAGCCAAATATGGGGTGGTGGGGGTACGGTGGGGTCGAGATACGGCCAAAAAGGGGTCAAATTGACCCTGTATCCCTCGATCAAACGGTGCACTTCGGATAATGGGTCTCGTCAATGGCACTTCGCCACTGGCAGACAACCACAACCGAAAGGAAACACACCATGACTAACGCAACTCAGAAGCAAGTAAACACAATCGTATCCAAGTTCCTCACGCAACAGGATGACCTACTCATAGCCATGCACTCGCTTGGCCTTGATACACCCGAGGCGCAGAGACCGTACGTCATCGTGGCAGTGTGCGAGGCGCTCACGGCGGGCAAAGGGTGGAATGAGTCGAGCACGGGCAAGGTCATGCTCGATACCAGCCATGCCCGCTATGAGTTCCTGAAGACCCGTGTCCGTGACGTGATGAACGCGCTCAAAGGCGAGACGCGAAGCGCATCGAGCGGCAAGACCGATCCGGTTGACGCGATTATCCGTGCCTTCAATAAGCTGGACGCGAAGCAACAGAAGGCCGTCATCAAGGCTCTGGCATGAGTTTTCGGGTCAACCTGACCCGTTTTTTTCCACGGGGCACAGGCGGCAGGGCTGGCCGGTGTTCCGTTATCTGTCTAACCACAACCGAAAGGCGTTAATCATGAAAACCTTCTTTGACGATATGGCAATGCAAGCATCGTTCACCCGCGAGTATGTCGAGACCGCGTTTCGCGTACTCGATCGGATGCAGTCCGGCACGGACACGTGGGATGGATGGTGCATCGACTTCACCGGTGACGAACTCGCCGAAAACCTGCTGTTCGTCCTCGACACCTACTGCTGAAAGGCGTTAATCATGAAATTCGCACATATCCCAAAAGCAGCGTACTCAATCGGGCAAGTCATCACCGTACACGGCAAGCCCATGCGTGTGGAAAGCTACACCCACACCGGAAAAAACGTAGTCGTACATTCACTGGAAGGCGCACCGCGCTTTGAGCGGATTGTCTGTATCTGTACAGACGCGCAAGCCATTGAAGCGATTACAAACTAACCAAAATCGGGTCAACCTGACCCGTTTATCCACCCCTGAAAGGAGCATCACCATGAAATCCACACAATCCATCTTTTTCGTTGAAGTCACCGACACCTACGCTGGCGATGCCAACTACTGTTGGGTACACCGCTTCAAAGTCCACGCCACCACCTTCAGGGGCGCTATCCGCAAGGTTAGCCGCGAGATGGGCTACTCAACCAAACTCAACGGCAACTACGGCGACATGGCACGGTACGACTTCAAGGGCGCAGCCATCTGCGCTTTCGTCATGCCCTACGAAGACCAAGCCGAGAACTACCTGCGCGTTGTATCCCTCTAACCCGAAA